CCAAGGCGTTGGCAAGGAAGCCCGCGAGAAGGGCGAGAAGGGCGCCATCGTCGGCAACTACCGCAAGATCAACAAGACGCCCGACAAGGGGCCAGCACCCAAGCCTGCGCCAAAGGCCGAGCCCGACCCGTCTTTCGACGACGACGTGCCATTCTGACCACACCATGGGACGCAACGCATACCTGACGAAGAAGGTGCAGCCCGGAGAGATCCGGTCTGAAGCCACGAACGTCGCCAAGATCCTCCACGACGCGGACCTCATCGTGGCCGCAGGCCTGCGCTCCGGCCTCCTGCGCTACCCGCCGGGCACGGTCACAGGCAAGGACGGTCGACCCGTCCCGATCACACCCACCACCAACGAAGGCAAGCGCCGTCCCATCGAAACCTATCCATGTCTGCGCGCATACCTGCTCAGGCAGCAAGGCAAGACCATGTCGCAAATCGCACGGATCTTGCATTGTTCGACAAAGGTATTACCAGAACTGTTGAAGCATGGGCAGGCTATCTATGAACGCAACGCGTCGTCGTTGTTAGGAGGCTCCCACCCTGTGTCAAATAGCAGGTGAACGCGAGACCCCATCGAATCCGTGCGCGTAAAATAGTGATAAATCAGTAACATGACGACCGCCGCCCAACACGTATTGAAATCGTTCGGTCCGCACCTTGTGAGGTGGGCGCTTGGACGCATTCGCGCAGGCTCTCTAACGCCAAAAACCTTTGCCGAATGTCACGGCGTCTCGGGTTGCCTATTGACAAAGGAGACCATCCAAAGGGGGCTCACCGATCTGGCCACGACCAACCCGCAGGATCTTCCTCAGTCGATCCGATGATCACCCAGCGCGACTACGCCATCCACGCCGGGCTGACCGCGGGGCGGGTGTCCCAGCTTGTAAAGAAGGGGATGCCGTTGACCTCCAAGGAAGCGGCGGACGCATGGCGAGGGATGTCGGCCAAGGGGAAGGTGATGAACCTGCCGGCGCCGGAATCCCCGGGCCCGTACCGGCCACCGGACGCCGAGGGTCAACCTGCCCATGCATCGGTTGCCGAGGATAGCCCGCATGGTGCCTACGAGCGCCAGCGGCAGATCGAGCGTGCCGCCTACGATCTCGCCGTCCAGGCGCTGAAGGGCCACCAGCCAGATGCTGGCCGGTTGGTCGCCGTCCACGCTCAGGCCGCCCGAAACCTAACCCAAGCGCAGCAGGAGGTGTTGGACCTGTCGGAGCGCGAGAAGAAGCTGGTCGATGGAAGCTGGGTGCGGAAGGTGATGACCGACCACGACGGCGCCGTGGCTCAGCTTCTCCGCGCCATGCCGAAACAACTCGCCGGCCGCATCGCCCCACACGATCCCGAGCATTGCGAACGTGAGCTCGACCGCTGGGTGCAGGAGGTTGCCCTTGCCACGCTGCACAGCACCGACCCATGGAAATGACCGACCTCCAGCGCGATCTCGTCGAGTTCCGGCGCAGCCTCTACCGCCCGGCCCAGCGCCAGACGGTCGTCGAGTGGGCGGAGTCCAACTTGCGCTTCACGGCCCGCCAGACCGAGCATCCCGGGCCGTTCTCGACGTCTGTCCGTCCCTACGTCCGGGAGCCGCTCGAATGCTGGAAGCACCCGGGCGTTTCCGAGGTGACGCTGTGCTGGGGATCGCAGACATCGAAGACGACGACCCTAATGGTCGGACTGGCGTGGCTGATCGACCAAGAGCCGAGCCCGGCGCTGTGGCTGATGCCAACGGAAAACCTCGCCCGGTCGTTCTCCAAGTCGAGATGGATGCCGATGTTGGAAGACTCGCCGGCCATGCTCGGGCACTTCCCGGCAGACAAGGACCAGATCACAAATCTGGACCAGCACTTCACCCGCTCGACGCTCACATTCGTCGGATCCAACAGCCCGGCCAACCTCGCCAGCCGACCTGTCCGGGTGCTGATCGCTGACGAAGTTGACAAGTTCGCCGACGCAACGGCCAAGGAGGCCGACGCGCTCGACCTAGCCGAGCAGCGCCTCAAGGCATTCTCCAGCTCCAAGGCCTTCATGACCTCGACGCCCACCGTGGTCGAGGGCCGGATCTGGCAACGGTTTCTCCGAGGCGACCAGCGGCGGTTCTACCTTCCGTGTCCAAACTGTCGGGAGTTCATCAAGCTGGAATGGCGGCAGGTCGAATGGTCCGACATCCGCACCGAGGACGGGCGCCACGACCTCCCGAAGATCCGTGCCTCTGCCCGCTACGTTTGCCAGCTCTGCAAGGGTAAGATTTCCGACGCCCAGAAGGTCGCCGCGCTACGCCACGGTGAGTGGCGCCCCGAGAATCCCGGAGCCCTCCCCGGCGTCCGGTCCTACCACCTGTCCAGCCTCTACAGCCCCGACCGGAAATGCACCTGGGGCGCTCTGGCCGTCCAGTTTCTGGAAGCAAAGGGATCGATGATGGGGCTTCAGGGCTTCATCAACGGCAACCTTGCCGAGCCGTGGGAGCAACAAGACCTCCAGCCCGAGAGGTCGGAGACCAGCAGCGCCGTCAGCGTCGAGGGTGGCAGACGCTATCTGACCGCAGACGTGCAGGCTGTGGCGCCGTTCCTCTGGTGGGTCTGCCGCGAGTGGAAGGACGGCAACTCAACGCTGGTTGCCGCGGGCCACGCCGACGACTTTGCGGCCCTCCGGCGCGTGCAGGTTGCGCTTGGCGTGCACGACATGGACGTGGGCATCGACTCGGGCTTCAATACGCAGGTCGTTTACGATGCGTGCGCGTCGTTTTCGGAGATCACCAACAGCCCGATCACGTTTCCGTCTGGCCTTCGGTATCCGCCCGAAGGAGGACTTCGGAAACCCATGGTCATCGGTTGGCTTCCGATGAAGGGCCGCGAAAACGGGGCACGGTTCACGGCCAAGACGGGAGCCGTTCATCCGTTCGGGTTGTCGACGTCGTCATCCATGCGGACCGACGTGGTGCAGCCGCTCTTGATCTTCGACACCGAGCATCTTCGGGAAATCCTGTCGAGGCTCCGAAAGGGGGACATCGACCGCGACTGGGGCATCCACCAGAGCCCGCCCAGCGTGCAGGCCGAGGGAAGCTATCTTGCCGACCCCGAGACGTACTGGCGGCATCTCGACTCCCATGTTCTGCGGCCGGTGGCAAACCGGGCTGGGCGCATCAAGCACGTCTGGATGAAGCGCAACCAGAAATGGCCGGACCACCTGCACGATTGCGAGATCATGCAACTGGCCATGGTGATGCTCTGGAACGAACTATCCGGATTTTCCGGTGAGTTGACGCAAGGCTAGTCTGCCGCTTCAAGGTTGGCCGCAATGGCCTACAATCCGCGCCGGTGATTACCTACACCGTCGCAACCAAGCGGGCGTTCCTCCGCAGCGTTTACGCTGCGTTGACGGGAACCACCCTGCTTGCCGCGCTGGTGGCCAAATCAACCGAAGCCGCTGCGGCAATCGCAAACGGACAGGTTGTCCGGTCGACGTCTTCGGCTGACGTCTCCGTCGAGTTCGCCGAGCCCGGCAAAGGCGCCCCGACACCGTCCGAAATGGCCGAGATGTGGGAGTCGCTGCTCAACGATTACGACCTCGCCGTTTCGTTCCTCGTGCAGGAAGGCGTTGCCAGCCCGACCGACACCCAGATTTACAACAAGATGATGTCGACCGTGCTGATCGCGGTGACGTCGTTTGGCGGCGACTTCTCGCAGTTCCGCCGCGAGGCCTACATCTCCAACCGGATGACGTGATGGGCTTCCTCGATTCCATCCTGTCGAAGTTCCGGTCTGCGCCTGTCGACCGATACGAGGGCGCCGGCAACAGCCTGCGGCGTTCCTACCTTGACACGTCCTACACGTCCGCCCGGTTCGACGTGTCGTCTTGGACTCGGCAGGCGATTGTTCGAAAGTCGCGATTCTTTGAGCAGAACAACGCGGTGATGAACCGCCTGGGCGACCTTTTCGAGAGCTACACGGTCGGGAGCAACTTCTCGGTTCAGCCTGCTTCGTCGGATCCCGCTTGGAACCTACGGGCCAAGAAGTGGTGGGACGTCTGGTGCCGGTATCCCGACATCGGCTCCCGGCAGTCTTTCGGGACTCTGATGTCGCTGGCGGCACGCGGCTGGTTCTACGACGGCGAGTCGTTCCTTCTGCTCACCAAGGGCGAATCTGGGCGTCCGCGCCTGCAACTCGTTGAGCCGCAGCAAATCTCGACGCCGACCGGGCAGGAAAACGCTGCCGACATCTTCGACGGCGTCCGGTTTGACCAGCGGACCG